CGATGCATGTACCATTTAGTTGGTTAAATATGTATACACAAATCTTTATTAGTCAGCTATTCATGTGGCGTGTTGTATACGATAGATTTAAAAATGATATCAAGTTAGTATCATATGAAGATAATATCAAACCTCTTCAACTTGAAAAGTTTGGTATCACACAGCAGCATATCCAGCAGTATCAGAAGGAGAAGGTTCACCTTGTGCCAACTCCTCACAATACAAACAAAGTAGTTATTACTGATGACTTACCAGCTCCAATACTAGGAGCCTGGCAGCAGGCATTGTATTATGTTGATAGACACAGGTATCTAGTTGAGGTTTAATATGGAAACGCATCCACAAATTTTTCTCGTTATGGGATTACCTGGTTCCGGTAAGACAACATTTGCCACAAAGTTGGTAGAGCTACTCAGAGCTAACGACGAAAAAGTCGAGCACTATAATGCAGACCTTGTAAGACAGTTGCATAATGATTGGGACTTCTCGCCAGAAGGTAGAATGAGACAAGCCAAGCGAATGAGAGATCTAGCTGAGCAGTCATTGAAAAGAGGCTATCATGCTGTTTGCGATTTTGTCTGCCCTACACTAGAGGCACAGGATCTTTTCAAGTTTGATACTATCATCTTTATGGATACCATCACTGAAGGTAGATTTGAAGATACAAATAAGGTGTTTGCAAGACCAAAAAATATTACTCATTGGGTTATGTCTTGGGAAGAGAGTGATGATCTCACACTTGAGATCGTATACCAATTAAAGTATGATACTTGGGATAACACTAAACCAACAGTGCAAATGATGGGTAGATACCAACCATTCCACGATGGCCACAAAGCATTGTTTGAAGAGGCATTGAAGAAAACTGGTCAGGTTGCAATTATGGTCAGACAGATGCCTAAGGATGATAATAATCCATTTACTATTATCGAGACAGAGCGTCTCATCATGCGTAAGCTTCAAAACTATATTGGTAAGTTCACAATCGTTTGGGTTCCAAACATTGTAGATATTTCTTATGGTAGAGATGTTGGTTATACAATTAGTAAGATTGAATTGCCAGAAGACATTCAAGCAATCTCTGCCACCAAGATCAGAAAAGAGATGGGAATTGGTTGATAGAGTAAGTCTATCAATTCTTAAGAAACAATCAATTAGATAAAACGGTTAAAATCAGTTAGAGTGTAATACATATGAGTGAAGAAAAGAAGCACATTTATGAGTCCCCTGATAAAGGTAAGACAGTTTACCGAAGGGAGTTTGGTAAGCTTCAACGTGAATTAGTTAAATAAAAACAAAGGAGTTGAATAATGAAGACGGTAGGTGATAAGCTAGAAAAGTTTCTTGTAACAGGCGTTAAGCCAGGTGCCCTAGCACCAGAAGGTGCATTTGTTGACATTACAGAAGAAACCTGGAAGGGTAGATGGAAAGTAATTGTTTACTATCCAAAGGATTTTACATTTGTATGCCCAACAGAGATTGTGGCCTACGATAAGTTGAATAAGGACTTTGCTGATCGCGATGCAGTTCTTCTAATTGGTTCAACAGACAACGAGTTCTGTAAGCTAGCATGGAAGAATGCACATGAAGATCTAAAGAAGACAACTTCTTGGTTGTTTGCTGATACACAAAGAGTATATCACACTGATGAAGAATATGTTAATCTAAGCCTAGTTGATCAGTTAGGTGTATTCTTCAATCCAGCTGGTGCAGCCCTTCGTGCAACATTCATTGTTGATCCAAACAACGAAATTCAGCATGTAAGTGTGAATAATCTAGATGTTGGTCGTAATCCTGATGAGACACTTCGCATTCTAGATGCATTGCAGACAAAGGAACTTTGCCAGTGTAATCGTCAAGTTGGTGAGAAGACTCTTAAAGATCTTTAATCAGAGAGCCATTTAAATCATGATTGAGTGTTTAATTCTTGGTGATAGTATCGCAGTTGGTACACAATATTTTAGACCTAATTGTGGAGTGTATGCTAAATCAGGAATCAATTCTGCTCAATGGAACATCAACTACAGAATGATGGAACTAAATGCTGATACAGTAGTTATCAGTTTAGGATCCAATGATGCGGGTATCGATACTGAAAAAGAATTGACTAAACTAAGGTCACGGGTAAAGGCAAAGAAAGTTTATTGGATTGTGCCTGCAATTAAACCTAAGGTACAACGTATCGTAGAACAGATTGCATACAAGAACAAAGACCAAATTGTTAAAATTCCTAGTTTATCTAGGGACGGAATTCACCCCACATATAGGGGTTATCAAAAAATAGGAGACATTACAAAATGAGTTGGGTAGAACAAATTAAAGAAAGCATTTAAACATCCGCAGTTGACTTGACCATTTGAATCCTGTATAATGATAAATATTTGGTAAAGTTGAGGTTGAACAAATGGATCTTCCTATCGATAATGTAGACCTTCGTACAATTGTTGCTGCTTTAGAAAAGAGCGGTGATAATGATCTTGCTCAGAAGTTAATGCTTGTTAGCAGGTTGATTGAAGAAGGTGGTCCCTATAAAAAGATTCTACGTGAACAGTATGGAATTGTTGCCTAATTATTATTGGTTGATAGGTATTGCAATCTGGTTGAATTACATCTACCAGTTTGCAAAAAAGTAATGGTAGTAAACTCATAGCTAAAGGTGTTCTGGACTCGGGTTCGACCCCCGACATCTCCACCAAATGCCCATCACCTCTGCAGCAATGTACGTGGTGGCTATCTGACGGGGATGAATTTGGCTTCGACAGGGCAAGTAATAACCTAAGGGCTACCAGTGAGGCGACTGACTTAATCAGCGCAAAACTAGTAAACGCAAACGATGATGTTTACAACATGGCTCTAGCTGCTTAATTGCAGTTGTAGATTACCAGAGTTGACCACTTGGTAACAGAAAGGTCAGAGGCGGCGGCGTAAAAACCGTCCGCCTTTTTCTTCCGACTGCATAAATGGAGGTAACAACATGAAAGCAGTAGAAATTTTAGATCGTATTGAAGCATATTTTGATAGAAACCATAACTTGTTTATTAGGTTTGGCGGCCTATTTGCAATGTTGTTCTTTTTTCTTTATGTACCATTCACAATACATTTTGAATCAATGGACAAACTCGAAGCCGAGCAACAAAGAAATATCTTTCTCATGGCTCAAATGGAGGACATGAACACCCGTATGGAGTTCCTTGAGCTATCTTATGATAAGAAGCAAAAGGTCATGCGAGAGGTCGAATGTCTTGCTAAGAACATCTACTATGAGGCCGGTTCCGAGCCTCGTGATGGTAAACTTGCTGTTGCTCAAGTTACAATGAATAGAGTAAAGAGCAATCAGTTTCCAAGATCCGTATGTGGTGTTGTTTACCAAAAGTATAAAGGCGTCTGTCAATTCTCTTGGGTGTGTGAAAATGACCTTCATGCTCGATCTGGTCCTGCATGGAGAGAATCTCTAAAGATTGCCGAAAACATTCTGATTAACAAGAGATCGTACAATGTTGTCGGCAGCGCAAAGTTCTTCCATGCAACTTATGTTGACCCTACTTGGTCAAATACCAAAAAGGTCGTAAGACAGATTGGTAATCATATCTTCTACCACTAGTTGTCTTTCCTTGTGATGTGTGTATAATGTTATCATGTTTGTAAGTGAGGTGATTTATGTCTAATGGTGACTTTGAAGTTCTTTCCAGAGGCTCAATTGAAGAGCTGCGTGTCCTTCGTGAGTTTGTTCATAAGTTAACTGCTCTCTCGCAAAGCCACGATCTTACTCCTCAATCAATGCTAGCACAGATTGAAAAGATCAATTTGTGGTATGCTGGTCATAATGAGCGTTACCCTTCGTAGTGGAGCATAAAGTGAAATTACCTACTAAACTGACACTCCGGGACTTGTTGTTAAAGTTAGCCTTTTCTTATACAAAGGGTGGTTATATTATTCACAATGAAGAACTGTTTGATTCCTTGAAAGGAGTATATGCAGTTCGTTATAAGAATAAGCAAGATAGGTGGGAAACCACTTATGTTGGTTCGTATGCAGAACTTCTATACCGTCGATGGTTGAATGTTGGAAACCGTAGACAGAAGTTAGGTCGACATGATAAGTTCAATGACTTTCTAAAAGATTCAATGGATGGTAGAGTGTTTGTGTACGCTGTTTCAGAAGAGCAGTTAGCTAAACAAATACAAGGTCCAATTTATAATCAGTACGGTGTTGAAGAGTGGTTGCTGAGACAAGATAATTACAAGTTTAATATCAGAAGCAACTTGGTAGCAAAGGTTGCTCGAGGTTCACACGGCCGACATTTGAGGTCCAAATGAATTACTGCGATGTTGTTGTAGACCTCCAGTCAGGTGATACTGGAAAAGGTAAGGTTACTCATTCTTTACTAAGTGGTGGAGAGTACAACCTAGTTCTCCGATATAATGGTGGCTCGAATGCTGGACATACTATCTACCACAATGGCGAGAAGATTGTCACACATCAAGTGCCAGCTGGAGTTCTCTACGGCATCCGATCTTTAATTGGTATTGGCTGTGTAGTTAATGTAAGGAAGCTTGAAGAGGAAATTGCATATCTTAATGCAAATGGATTCAAAACAGAAGGCCTTATTTTTGTTGACTCAAGGGCTCATGTCGTAACTGAAGAGCATTTGGCAGAAGACAATAACGATACAGCCATTGGTACAACTAAGCAAGGAATAGGCCCAGCCTACAGGAACAAATATGGACGCACTGGTATTAGGATTGGTGATCAGCTTATTAATACTGATAAGTTCACCATTGTTGATAGTCTTCATCTTCTTGATGGCGCTCGTGTTCTCGCCGAAGGTGCTCAAGGCTTTGCTTTGGATATTGATTGGGGTGATTATCCTTATGTTACTTCTTCCCACTGTACTATTGGTTCTGTTGTTCTAAATGGTGTGTCGCCTAGAAAAATTAGAAAAATCTATGGTGTTGCCAAAGCATATGAAACATATGTTGGAACCAAAGACTTCGGAATGCATTGCGAGGAACTCAAGAAGGTTCAGATTCACGGTCAAGAGTTTGGCGCAACCACTGGCCGCCCAAGAAAGTGCAATTGGATTAACTTAGATAAGGTTGCATATGCTGCAAGGGTAAATGACATTACCCATCTTGTTGTTAATAAGATTGATATCCTTGACCAGGCTAATGCATATAGATATTTTAAGAATGATGTTGAGTGGGATGCTGGTAGCCGCCTTGGGCTAATCGATGTTATTGTGAGAGCATTACCAGATAATGTTCAAGTTATATTCTCTGATACTCCACATTCAATATAAATATTCGTATAACCTTGGAGGTGTGTATGAAGAAGTTACTGCTACTAACACTTGTACTCTTTGTGCCAGCAGCTTATGCTGAAGATAAAGATGAGAAACTTCTTGGAGCAATTGCAGGAGGTTACCTTGGTTCCACTATTGGTGGTGGAGATGGGAAGAAGGTAGCAACAGTACTTGGAGCAATTATAGGCTACAATGTTGGCCCACAAGTACTAGGTAACAGTCAAGGATACACCTATGGCTATCACGACGATAGAAGTTGGAGAGAGCCAAGATATAGACAAGCAGACGTATACAAGTTGTGTGATAGAGAGAATCCATATCATAAAGATTCAAGATTATACTGGCAATACAACAGAGGTTGTGTACAGCGTCTAAGTGAAGAAATGAGAGAATTGGAGCAACATGCATATGAACAGGGTTATCAAGGACACTAATGTTGAATTATACGAAAAGTTAATTCAAAAGTTAAACGTACCAGAGGACAGGAAGGCCGCCACGCCACTGAATGCAAGATGGTTTATAAGAACAGGATACGTTCAAAACAGAAACAATCCAATAGTGGATCAAGTGTTAGAACTAGCAAGAAAGATTGCCTAGGGAGTAATATCATGTATAGTGAAAGTGTGTTGAAGCCTCGTGAACGAATTCATTTTGATCCAGCTAATAGTGAGCATGTTGAGGATTATGCTAACTTCATTAAGCAATCAAATTGGTCTAGTGGTTGTAGGTATCTACTTGAGCAACCATTCCAAGATATACCTTCAATGATTAACAATAAGTTAATTAGACATTTTCTTAGCCCCTATCTAAAGAAGGACTAAATATAGCATTAGTTATTTCTTTAGTAGGAATTGAAATGAACAAATTAGAAGAGTATATTTTAAGATACCAGGGAATCCATACTGCTGCTGAGAAGTACTTGGCACTTGATGGCAATCTCCACACCAACGAAATAGACCCATCCAAAGGTAAAACTCTGTTTGATGGTTCCCAGCTTGGTAAGAAGTTCCCACCTTACATCCAACAAGTAATCAATGCTAAGGGTAGGGCAGTAACATTACTCGACTATGGGTGTGGAAAGGCTATCCACACATACATGCCCCTTTCAGCCCACGGCAATAAGACACTACTTGGTAGATTAAATGGCATGATTCAATGCTATTATTCTTATGACCCAGCCGTACCACAATATGCAACTAAACCGCCAACTGGTATGGTGTTTGATATTACATGCTGTGCTGATGTTATGGAGCATGTGCCAGAGGAGTTTGTGCCTCAGGTTCTAACAGAGATTGGTAACTATACTAAGGAAGATGGTACAATTATATTCTCAATTTCCTCCAACTCTGCTAAGAAAATGTTTAAGGATGGAGAGAATCTCCATGCAACAATTAAAGATTTAAATTGGTGGGTAGATGCCATTAAGCGGTATTGCGGTGACCGATCATTTTTGTTAATTCAAAATGACGACAATGAGTTGGTAGAGCCAACAAGTGTCTCCCAAGAAAGATGGAAGGAGTTAGAGGCAGTTGGTAAGAAACCAATATGCAATACCTCGTTGCGTTTTTATAATTCTCCTAACTTCAATATTTGGCATTATGATGCCGTACAAAGTGGATACTACACTGATGTTAATACTGGAGAGGTTAAGTGAAAGAGAAAGTAAAACTCTTTATTGGGCATGATAGTAAGCAGGCTGGTATAGCTGATACATGCAGACTCTCTATTGAAGACTATTCAAAAATACAAGTTGAAACAATACACTTAACCTCTGTCGTGAGTAGAGGTTACTTCTGGAGAGAGCAAGCTGTTGGTAGTACAGAGTTTGCGTTTACAAGATTCCTAACTCCCTACCTCAAGGGTTTCTATGGGTATGCTATCTTTTGTGATAGCGACTTTATTTGGAATTGTGACCCTCTTGAACTTCTAGATGTTATTGATCCAACCAAAGCTGTTAGTGTAGTTAAACATAATATTCAGAAGGATCAAATTAAACCGCTAAAGATGGATGGCAAAAAACAAAGTTGGTATCCAAGAAAGAATTGGTCTTCATTAATGGTATTCAATTGTGATCATGCCTTTACAAAAAGGTTGACTCCACAAGTCGTTTCTGAATCACCAGCTGGTTACCTACATGAGTTTAGCTGGTGCGATGATCAATACATTGGTTCTATACCCCATACATATAACTATCTTGTAGGTTACTACAGCGATGAAGTTAATCCAAAAGCAATTCACTTTACGGACGGTGGCCCTTGGCATCCTGGATACGAGAATGTTGAATTTGCCGATAGATTTAATTTCTATAAACACAAGGTAGAAGAAAAATATGGTAGATTTTAATGTGGAATAGAAGACTCAACGACAAGTTTGAAAATAGATTAATTGGATACTGTCAGAATAAGAGAGTTCTTATTGTTGGCAATTCAATTTCTCTGTTTAATAAACCATATGGTGAGTTTATAGATAGCTTTGATGTTGTAGTTAGAATGGGTAAAGGATATCCATGGCCTGAGTTTAAAGAACACTTAGGTAGCAAAACAGATGTGTGGGTCCTCTCTATATTAAGAGCTAATCACTATCCAGATTTTAAAGGAACTCCATTTCAGGTTTTAAATATATCTCAGATATCTGTATACGATTCAAAGAAAAGTACGACAACAATATCCAAACATTTTTACGAAGAAGACTTTGAGATATATAAAGATTACTTCGTGATGGGTGATATAAAGAAGACAAGAGCATTAATTAAAACTGCTTATGGTACTGTAGATATTAATCAGCGAGCATCTCAGGGTGCATTGACATTAGCATATTTTACAAATATCATCCGCTCCTATAAAGAGCTCCATGTAATTGGATTTGATTTCTTTGAAGGTAAAGTACAGTATGAGATGAATGGTGAGGTAAATGAAGTAAGTAGTTTTCATTTACCCGTTCCATCATTAAAGGGTAGCAACTCTAACCCTCATGCCGGAATGCTCGTAGAAGGTCATCCTGATAAACGATACATTCAAAGGTTACGGGATCAAGGGAAGATTATTTTCCACGAGATGGAGCCTCTTGTCAATACGCCTGAGCTTCAGGATAAAGTTCAATTAATGATGGATAAATTTAGAAAGAGGGCAACTCTACTAAATGTTGAAACATCAGAATTCAAAGTGAGAGAAGAAAATGAAACTAGTGATTGAAAGAAATGAAACAAATAAGAATTCTAAAGGTGGTACAGAGCTTATGGCTGAAGGGCTTGAGCAGTATGTTGATAAGGAACTACTAAGTAAGTTTCAAATTATTCCTTCTAGAGTTAGGGAAATCAATCCAGATAAGATTCCAATCCTTTGGTTGCATGATCTACCTTGGGACCCTGAATCAGCCAAGCTAAAAGATCCAGAGTATAGAAAGCAATTTAAAAAGATTGTTTTTGTGTCTCATTGGCAGCAGCAAATGTACAACACTGTCCTTGGTGTACCATACTCAGAAGGTGTAGTAATCAAGAATGCAATCAACCCTATTCCAATGGATATGATTGATAAGTCGCCTCTAGATGAATCTGATATCAGACACAATAAGATTAGACTAATCTACCACCCAACACCTCACCGCGGCCTAGAGATTCTAGTACCAGTGTTTAAAGAGATGCTGAAGTATCATCCTGATATTCATCTAGACGTATTCTCGAGCTTTAAGCTATATGGTTGGGCTGAAAGAGATGCTCCATATCAGGAGCTCTTTAAAGAGATTCAGGAACATCCAAGCATGACCTATCACGGTTCTGTCACCCAGGATGAACTCAGAACGGCTATTGGTAAAGCCCATATCTTTGCCTACCCATCTATTTGGCAAGAGACAAGCTGCCTATGTGCTCTAGAGGCGATGTCTGCTCAATGCTTAACTGTAACATCTTCTCTTGCTGCATTGCCTGAGACCTGTGCTAATTACGCCTTAATGTATAACTATACGGAAGATGTTAATAGCCATGCTAATATGTTCTTTAAAATCTTATATCATGCAATTGATGTAGTTAAGAAGAATTCTGTTGACAACTATCTAAAGGCCCAGAAAGAATACTTTGATAGAAATTATGATTGGAACTTGAGGAAAGATGAATGGACATTCCTGCTAAATTCTCTTCTATAACACCAAACGTTGAAGACCTACTAGATAACTTTGCTTGGAGGAAGCATCCACTTCTTCCAGAGCTAGAATTCTTTTGCCTCAAACAAAAGGACGATGGCGTTAAGAAACAGCTCCAGGATGCACATCACTCATGGCAATGGCCCTACCTTTGGGAATGTGGTGTTGCCCTTGGTAGATGGATTCTCGACAATCCAAGTATTGTTAAGGATAAGGTTGTCTACGATATTGGAACAGGTCAGGGTACTGGCGCCATTGCTGCTAAGAGAGCAGGAGCCAAGATTTCAATTGGTATAGATTGTTGTGTGTATAGTGATTTTACTATTGCTGTTAATAGTAATCGTAATAATGAAATTGTAACAGCATACATTAAAGATTTGTTCAAAGCTAAGATTGCGGAGCAGTCTGTTGTCTTTGCATCCGATCTTATCTATGGCCAGCAGACGAGTGACGACCTCTTAAACTACCTAGCCGACCTAGGTCAGACCTCAACCGTCATCCTTGCTCAGTCAGGTCGTCAGAATCCACCATATGAAATCAAGCATGAAGCATTCCACCATGTTATGGATTATAATGTTCCATGCTTTACACCCGGTCTAGAAGTCGTGGATTCCATGCCAGTTTCCCTATGGACTTGTAACCCCTTGATTCTTAAGGACTTGTAACTTACTGATTCTACAGGGATTTTTAAAACACGTGTAACTCCTTGATTCTAAAGGAGCACTCCCTGTTGCATCTATTGACCAACCGTGTATAATGGACGGCATGGAAAGCAAACAACAAGTACGAATTGGTGACGTCGTCAAGAGCCTTGACTTCGTTGGTATTAACGACTGCTTCTACATTGGTCTCGTGACCGACATTCTAAGTGACGGTCGGTTCAAGGCTAAGGCAATCAAGCGTGTGTGGAAGGGCGAGGCTGATAAGCGTCCTCTTGCTGACGAGTTCTTCGCTCCGCTTCCTGGCCACGATTTCTTCGACGACATGGCTGAATGGAAGGATGCTGCTCCTCGCATCCAGGTGCTTGCCTAATGGATGTCAGTCAAGCATGTGTGATTCTTGATCGCCAGGCCAAGTTGGAAGGGACTGGTATCCTTGAACTTCTTCAGACCATTGACCATTACGGTATACGTGATTATACGGAATTGTATTGTCTGGATCTGGATCCTGAGTTTCGGTCGGCCTACTATGTTTTTATGAATAGCGCCCGTCAGATGTTTGCAAAGGTGGAAGCGTAATGTCTAATTCTGACAAACAAGAAGTCTTCATGTTCTTGGATGAACTTCGAAGCACTGGTATCACCAACATGTTTGGTGCTGCCCCCTACATCCAAGAGTTCTTTGGAGTTGACCGTAAGGCAGCTCGAGAGCTGCTCAATGAGTGGATGGCGACGTTTGACAAGCGTCATCCTATCTAACATGCAGATTCCGTCTATAGGTTCTCTCGTTAAGGTTACTACTCGGTATCCGAGTAATGTTGCCGGTCGAGAATGGGATGACAGGACTCATACTGGCAGAGTCGTACCAATTCCGTTATATTGGAAGGATGAGGTCGGTAATACCTTCGCTGTAGAAACTGGCCGCTCCTATCATCCCATCTCCCTTATCTATACTCAGAGGGTCATTGACCTTCAGATTCTAGAAGGGCAGGCTCTGAACAAGACTGAGTTTAGCAAATTACTAACTATTGAATGCACTGTTGCCGGCAGTAAGGGTAACGTGTATAATGTCATGTCCAAGGGTGGGAAGTGGTCCTGCACTTGTACAGGTTTCGAATTCCGTAATCAATGTAAGCACATAGCACAGGTAAAAAGTAAGATTTATGGCAAAGCAGCGTAACGATTCTCTTGCTCGAGCACTCGGCCAAGAACCGACGTTTACTGAACCTACCAAGTTGAACCTCATTGAGGCTCTTAACTGGTACAACTACAACAGCGATGATGGCAACTATAAGATTTGGTTGCGGCAGTTCCTCGCCCAGCAGAAGTCATTCTCTAAGAGCGACATTGCCAAGGCTACGAGTGGTGATGTTCCTCGTGCCATTGCCGCGCTTGCCCGAATGGAATCTCGTGGTGTGGCAACTGGTGAGCAGGCTCGTGTTATTGCGTTCGCAATGAAGGCAATTGAATCCTCTACCTATGTGGAAGAGGAAGATGTTGTACCGACTAATGTCATTTCAATTCGCGACCGTCTGAAGGAGTCTTGTACTCCGTATGTCGCTTGGATTGACCAGCAGATTGATAACTTCATTGCTGGCAAGTCATACGATGATAACATATATGACTATTTGAATGGTCAAGGCTGTAAGGCTGGCCATGCTCGCATGATTCGAGAAGCGTTTGAGTTCAACTTTAACGAGATGGCTCTCCTCAAGGATGGTGACCCTGCTGTTGTCGAATGTTATGAGGCCTATGGCAAGAAGGCTATCAAGGTCCTTGTTGCATTCTACGAGAAGTTGGAATCTGATCTTGCTCAGCTTGAGCAGACTAAGAAGGCTGCTCGTGTCCGTAAGGTCCGTAAGCCAAACGTCGAGAAGATGTTGTCGAAGGTCAAGTACCTGAAGGAGTCTACCGAGTTTAAGGTTGGTTCAATCCACCCCCAGAAGGTTCTTGGCTCTGAGCAACTTTGGATCTTCAACACTAAGACTCGTCAGCTTGGCCGCTATGTTGGTAGCAACATCCAGTTTAAGCGTTCGAGCCTTCTTAACATTGAGCTTGAGCAAAGCGTATCCAAGAAGCTTCGAAAGCCTGAGGAGTTCCTCAAGGTTGTAATGAATGCCTCTAAGTCTCAACTCAACAAACAGTTCGATGCTATCAAGGCTGTTGCCAAGCCGATGAATGGCCGACTGAATGAGTTCACTGTCCTCTTGAGGGTTTGGTAATGAAGCGCTTCCTAATTGCTCTTATCATCATTGCTCTCGCTCCTTGGTTTATTGGTTTCTTTATAGGATTTGCACATGGCTTCTAATACCTTTTCTGTATTTGTTCGGAACGCTGATGGTG